GGGAATACCGAGATGCCTATGACTTGACGATGGGGCAGATTGTATGGCGCCGCAACAAGATTGTAGAGCTGAAGGATGAAAACCTGTTCAGGCAGGAATACCCTGCAACGGCATCAGAGGCATTCCAGGTATCTGGTGCTGATCCATACATAAAGCCTGAAACTGTGCTTAAGGCTAGGAAGTGCAAGGTATCTGACCCTGTTGGCGCATTGGTGCTAGGCGTTGACCCTGCTAGGTTTGGGGATGACAGGACGGCATTGTCACTAAGGCAGGGACGGGTAAACCACTGGAATAGGTCTTACTGCAAAAAGGATGTGATGGAAGTAGTCGGCATAGTCAAGATGGCTATTGAAGAGGTCAACCCTAGCAAGGTGTTTATAGATGTTGGCGGGCTTGGTGCTGGGGTATATGACAGGCTGAAAGAGATAGTAAACCATCGCATACTGGTGCCTGTAAACTTTGGAGAGCGGGCTATAAACGCCGACAAATACGTCAACAAGAGGGCTGAAATATGGGGTGAGCTTGGTGATTGGCTGAAGGCTGAACCTGTACAGATACCGGATGATGATGAATTACAGGCAGACTTAACCCAGTTGCGCTATGGTTATGACAGCAATGGGCGGCTGAAGTTTGAATCTAAAGACGATATGAAAAAGAGAGGATTCCGGTCACCTGATAAGGGCGATGCATTGGCTTTGACATTCTCGCAGCCTGTTATAGAGCGCAAAGAAAAACCTGCCGCAAATCGCAGCAGGGGATCTGGGGGATGGATGGGGTGATTACTCGGATTGAGAGGCTGCTTTCTCTGCTTCAGCCTTGGCCTTTGCTTCGGCTTCGGCTTTTGCCTTGGCTTTTGCTTCAGCCTGTGCTTTTTTCTCTTTGGCTATCCGCATTGCATAGGCTATCGGATCTTCATTGCCTGCCGCTGCTTTGCGGTTTGCTGCTATGGCCTTTGCATCGGCTGTGCTATCACCAGCTCCAGCGTATGCCGACACTCCGGCAGACCCGTTATCCCTCGCAAGGGCATTCAATTTACCGCCAAACTTCTGGCCTGCATATCCAGCACTGTAGCTATTCCCGCCCATTGTCTTACCCTCTAAGTATATTCCACGGATTACAATGGTATATGTTACGGTATAATCGGCAATTCCACAATTAGGGGTTCCAACATGAGAAAGTTAGCTATTATGGCAGTTTTGCTATTCGCCACATCAACCGCAAGCGCGTATGGTAATGCAACATTTACGGGCATCGTAGAGTATTTGGGTCACAACAGGCTGCTTTGTGAGTACATGACAGCAGAATGGGCTACCTTTATGGTTGTAATTGAAGGTGGATTCTGCCCTAATTCTATAAACCTTTAAGGTGATTTATGACTAACGAAGAACTAAATAACAAGCTTGATTTCTACATCAAGCGCCTAGTCAGGGTGCGTGAGTTTAAAGTACTGGATTCCGGCACTCTCAGAATAGATGGGGATTTCTCTCCAGAGCAACTGACCGAGCTTATCGGCATCGTGCTTGACGGTAACACATTGCAATAACATACAATAACCAAAAACAGGCTCAAGCTGTACAATCACGAGGAATTGATTCAGGGTGATTGTCATGGCATCGGAAATAGAAGCGGGGTTATCGCCGGATGACAAGATTATCAGGCTATGTAAAGAGCGTCATGCAGCAAGCATGGATTATGACTCGATCAACCGCAATCTATTTATTGAAGATGTTGAGTTTTATCAGGGTGATGGACAGTGGCCTAATCGCGTCAAAGCTGACCGAGAGCTGGAGAATCGCCCTTGCTTGGTGGTCAACCGCACCAAGTCCTTTGTTCGTCAGGTCACTAATGACGCACTACAAAACCCGATTAGCTGCAAGGTTCGCCCTGTTGATGACTACGCTGATGAAGAGACTGCGGAGATATTCGCGGGAATTATCCGACACATTGAGTCAAATTCCAACGCAGACATCGCCTATCAGAATGCTTTCTTTTATAGCGTGGTCGGTGGTGTTGGTTACTTCCGTATTACTACTGACTATCTGCCAGGCTCTTTCTACCAAGAAATATACATAAACAAGATTTCCAATTCTCTCACAGTATTCCGTGACCCCGATAGCCGTGAGCCTGATGGCTCTGACTCCAAGTGGTTCATTATTGCCGAGGAAGTGCCACGGTCTGAGCATGAGGCAGAATATCCAGAAGATTCTGATTCCGGTGGCGCTCCTTTCCAGACCAATGATGTATTCAATTGGGTCACCAAGGATACAGTCACACGGGCTGAGTATTTCTACGTTGAAACCAAGAGCAAGAAGATATACCTGCTGTCGAATGGCGATGTTGTCGATGATGAAGGGCTGGCAAAGGCCAAGAATAAGAAGGTAGAAGCGGAAAGGGTCGAGGAATATCCGGTTGTCAAATGGTGTCTTATTGGCGGCGATAGAATACTGGACCGTAAAGAGTGGGCGGGTAAATACATCCCGATTATTCCAATCTACGGCGACACTGTAGAGATAAAAGGCCGTCAGATTTACGAGGGCATGGTCAGAGCGATTAAAGACCCGCAACGGATGCTCAATTACTACCGCTCGACTGAGACTGAGCTATTAGCACTCACACCAAAAGCGCCTATATTGGTGGCAGAAGGACAGCTTGAAGGGTACGAGGATAAGTGGGCAACAGCTAACACTACAAACCATGCCTATCTTGAGTACAAGCAGACTGACCTAGAAGGCAAGCCTGCTCCAATGCCGCAGCGGACACAGTTTCAACCGCCTCCGTCTGGAGTGTTGCAGGGTGCGCAAAACGCAGCACAGGACATGATGGATATAACGTCAATCCATGAGGCTGGACTTGGGGCAAGATCAAACGAAACAAGCGGCAGAGCGATACTTGCGAGACAGAAAGAAGGCGATAATGCCACATTCCACTATGCCCACAACAAGGAAATATCAGTCGCCCACTGTGCGCGGATACTTGTTGACCTGATACCTAAAATCTACGACACACCTAGAGTCGTGCGGGTTTTGGGATTGGACGGTAAGGAACGTCTGAAAAAAATCAATCAGAACGTAACAGAAAAAGACGAGTATGGTCGGGCTATTAAGAAATTCTATGACTTGTCAGCCGGTACTTATGATGTTGTTGTTAGTGCGGGCGCATCTTATCAGACGCTAAGACAAGAAGCCGCTGAGGCGATGACGCAGATGGTTCAAGGTAATCCGCAACTGATGCAAGTTGCCGGTGATTTGATTATGCGCGGTTACGATTTCCCGAATGCAGATGATATTGCCGAGAGATTGCATAAGGCGTTACCGCCAGAGCTACAAGAGCCAGACGATGAAGAAGGCGAGCAAATGCCGCCCGAGATACGCGCACAGCTTGAGCAGTCGCAGCAGCAAATGGATGAGATGCTGAAACAGATCGGGAAGATGGACGCGGCACTGAAAGACAAGCAGATGCAGGATCAACTTGCAATGCAAAAGGTCCAGATTGAGCAATTCCAAGCTGAGACTGCACGGATGAAAGCCGAGCGTGAGTTAGAGCTGAAGGCAATGGAATTACAAGCCAAGATGCAGCCAGTTCAAGACGTTGAGCCTGATGTGACAGAGAGCGAGAAGCTGAATTTTGACGCGGCACTGAAAATCAGACTGAAAGAAATGGACGGAGAAATAGCTGAGAATCTGAAGCTGATGGATATAAAAGCGAAACAGATAGCACTAGACCCTGCTGCCTATCCTGATTTAGATGAAGATGTCACTACTCAGATAATTTTATAGCGCCTACTTCGATCAGTTTCCTTATCGCCAATATGGTCTTTTTCTCGCCCGTCTTGAGCATGATGTTCTCACGATGGGCTACGACTGTCCTGGTAGTAATCCCGAGCACGGAAGCTATTTCATCATAGCTACACCCGTTCCATATCATCTCCGCCACTTTCTGCTGTTGCTTTGTCAGTCTTATCATAATCAATACCCTTTTTTGCCCCCTGTATATTAGTGCAATTACGTATTGCAATGCAATAGTTTTATAATCATGAGAACCGCCTTCACCCGGTTATCGGTGATGAATAATCCTCAGGGGATTGTATGAGTAATGAGATTGAGAAAGAACTGGAAGCAGCGCCAGCGGAAGAGGTCGAGCAGACTGAGTTCGAGAATGCTGAGATTGTCGATAAAGAATCCGAGCCGACACCGGAAGAAGTAGAAGCCCAAGAGCAAGCCGCGAAAGAGAAAGAAAAGCGGGGCGCTCAGAAGCGGATAGACCGTTTAACTCGTGAAAAATACGAGCTAAAGGCCAAGGCAGAGTATCTCGAAAGAGTGCTAAGTCAAAAGCCTGAAACGAGTCAACAGGAAAGAGGGTTTGATCGTAGTCAGTTTGATAGTGAAGCTGAATACATTGAAGCAATAGTTGAGCAGCGATTGGAGCGAGAGCGCCATGTTGCAGAGGCTAGGAATCAGGAACAAGCGCGAGTCTCAATAGCGCAGACAGTAGATAGTATCTACTCTGAAGCTGAGGCAGAAAGCGAAGATTTTGACGCGGAGGAATTCCGTATCGGTGTCGCTTCTAAGATGTCTAATCTGATGGCTGATGCCATTATCGAGTCTGACATTAGCGCTAAATTACTGGTTCACTTCAATGATAACCCTAAAGATGTTGACCGGATCGCAGCTCTTAGTTTGGCGAGGCAAGCGGTGGAGATTGGCAAGCTGGAGGCATTACTAACCAGTTCGACACCTCCGAGAAAATCGGCTGCACCTGCTCCGATTTCAAAAACGCTAGGCAAAGGAAAGGCTGACACAGGACTTTCCGACTCGATTAGCGCAGATGAATGGATGGCAAGGCGCAATAAACAACTTTATGGCAAATAAGGAATACACTCATGGCTAATACAATTCTCACCCCTACCGCAGTAACTCGCGAAGCATTGCGAATCCTGCACCAAAAATGCACTTTCTTGAGCAATGTTAATCGTCAATACGATTCCAGCTATGCGAAAGAAGGCGCGAAAATCGGCGATGCTCTGAAAATCCGCTTGCCAAACCAGTACACCGTTCGCAACGGACTGAACATGGTTGCACAGGATACAGTTGAGAGTTCAACCACTCTGCAAGTTGCTACTGTGAAAGGTGTTGACCTGAACTTCAGCTCACAAGACCTGACTCTCTCGCTGGATGATTTCAGCAAGCGTGTAATCGAGCCTGCTATGAGCGTTCTCGCTTCTTCTATCGAAGCGGATTGCTTGCAGACTATGATTAAGCAGGTATGGCAGTCTACTGATAACAGCGCCATTACTATGGCTCAGGTGTTACAGGCTCGCCGCAAGCTGCAAGACGCACTTGCCCCACCTGATAACCGCGTTTGCTTGCTGTCAAGCTCTGACTCTGCGACTTTGGTCTCTGCATTGCAGGCTAACTTCAATGATCAGAAGTCTTTGTCTAAGCAGTACATTGATGGCTACATGAGCCGCATGGGCGGGTTGGATTTCTTCGAATCTACTCACCTGGTTGATCAGGCTCGTGGCGCTGGTGCTTCTTACCAGACTAACGCTGCTACCGCTCAGACTGGCTCTACTCTGGTAGTTGATACTGGTACTGGATTGATTGATGTTGGCTCTATCATCACCATCGCTGGTGTAAACCGTGTACATCCTGAAACCAAGGTTGACACTGGTGAGTTGATGCAGTTTGTTGTTACCGCTACTAACGCGACCAACGCTACTAGCATCTCTATCAGCCCTGCAATCATCGCATCTGGTGCAACTCAGAACGTGACCAACGCCGCTGCAAACGACAAGGCCGTTACAATCCTTGGCACTGCCGGCACTAACTACGGTCAGTCTCTGGTATTCCACAAGGACGCATTCACCTTCGCCACTGCTGACTTGATCATGCCTTCCGGTGTTGATTTCGCAGCCCGCGAAGTAATGGATGGCATATCAATGAGCATCGTTCGCGATTTCAACATCGCTGATCGTAGCTTCCCTGCCCGTGTTGATGTTCTTTATGGCTTCAAAGCGATTCGTCCTGAATTGGCTTGCCGTATCGCATCTGCCTAATCATAACCCCGCTGGAAACGGCGGGAACTTTTCAAAGGAGAATACAACATGGCTAATCCTATTAACCAAATGCCAAACGTCATTTCTGGCGTAGGCGCAACTCGTACGCTGTTGCAATCAGAGCATGGTTCTACCTGCTTGTTTGATAGTGCGGCTGGTAACATCTACACGCTTCCAACACCTGTTGTCGGTTTGTCTTTTACCTTCGTGCAGACTGTATCGGTCACTTCTAATGCTTCCAAAGTAATCACCAGCGGATCAACTGTGTTCCTTGTCGGCGGCGTAATGTCGGCTAACTTGAGTTTGGCTGCATCTGGAGATTTCTTTGTTGCAAACGGCACTACTCACGTTGCTATCAGCCAGAATGGTACTGATACCGGCGGTCTGGTTGGTGGAGTGTTTACTGTGACCGCTATCAGTTCGACTCAGTGGGCAATCACTGGCGTGAATTGTGGTTCAGGTACTAACGCTGATCCATTTGCTACATCTTGATTTATCTAGGCTCACGGATGAGCCACTAATTTGTAAAGCGGTGACAATCGTCATCGTTTAATTGCGGGGGCATTATGACAACAGCGTTAGACATAATTACCCGCTCGCTCGTCACTATCAATGCCATTCAGGCTGGCGAGACACCTACTGCTCAAGAGGCGGCAGATGGTCTCGTTAGTCTGAATGATTTGATGGAGTCTCTCAGTAATGAAGGTTTGACCATTTCTGAAGTAGGCCTTGAGTCTTTTAGTCTGACTGGCGCATCTTCGTACACAATCGGAACTGGTGGGGTGTTCAACACTGGCCGTCCTGTAAAAATCACGAATGCATATTACACGCTCGGGGATGTAGATTACGGCGTGGACATTCTGACCATGATTGAGTATCAGGCATTGTCGTTAAAATCGACTACAGGCTCGGTGGTGCAGGCTATCGCTATTGATTACGACTACCCGCTAGCTAAAGTCTACGTATGGCCAGTCGTGTCATCCGGAACGCTCAATATAAATATGGACAAACCGTTTACCCGTTTTACAGCTCTGACTGATGTGCTTAGTCTACAGCCTGGATTTGAAAGAATGCTGAGGCTAAATCTTGCGGCTGAACTGTTGCCTGAATATATGAGCGTTGCCGGTGCTGTTGGTCAAGACATTACAGCTAAGGCGATGGCATCCAAAGCCAATATAAAGCGGATTAACAGCAAGGGTCGTGTGATGTCTTGTGATGTTCCTGCTGGTCGTGGTCAGCGTTATCAGATACAGAGGGGATTCTGATGCTTGCAGTCATTGACGCGATTGATTCTGACGGTGGTAATTTCCGTGACAGCATCCTAGGGCTTCAGAATGAATTGCTCGGGATGGATCAGGTCGATTGCCCTGTTACGCATCATTTTGCGCCTAGTGTTTATGCTCGTGAGATATTCATGCCTGCGGGTGCTGTTGTTGTTGGCAAGATACATAAACATGCGCATCTGAACATTATCAGCAAGGGTAAGGTAATTGTCTCGACCGAGTTCGGGAAGAAACAGTTGGTTGCCCCATGTACTTTTGTGAGTGAAGCAGGTACTAAAAGAGCGGTATACATTGTTGAAGATTGCATTTGGACAACCATACATCCAACTGAAGAAACTGATCTAGAGAAGATTGAAGAACACGTCATTGCAAAAGACTATGACGCATTGCTTGAGTTTCAGCGTGAAAAGCTGGAAGACATGAAAGGAGATACTTTATGACTTGGGTTGCTGCTGGTGCTGCTGCTGTTACTGTTATCGGCGGGGTGATGGGTAATAAGTCTGCGGGTAAAGCTGCTGGAGCGCAA